ACCCCCCACCTGATGGAAAACAATATATTTCAATTCCAGGAAATAAAAAGGTTGACCCTGCCAATAATTTCCCATTTTTAACGTGGAATGATAATTTAAATAAATTTCAAATGTCGGTTGAACCATCAATTTATTGTAATCAAGGTAATCAAAATACAGGTATGAAAATTTATTTAAATAATATGTTATTCCCTCTTTTACAATTTCCATTTTCAACAAGTCAATATAATAGACCCCTTAACATACCAGACGCATATCAAATTATTATTCCTAATAACCCTTGGAATTATTTATATCCATCATCAAGAAGAACCGACATTATAGCAGAGAATAAACATTTAATCGTTGTATCAGATCATAATACATTAGGTGTCTTTTCGCCATTACAAAGATTAATATTTACGTCTAACACTCTAACAACTAAACCAGAAAACGTCCAACCCGAAACAGATTTCACAACAATCGCAAACCCAGCAACAACAAATAATATAAACGGCCAAAAAATACTCGTCGACTTTGAGGCAGATATGTTTTCAACAAATGACGTGAATAGGGATTATATACAATTTAATCAATCTGTAAATAATAGCAGATTAATAGGATTACAAAATAGCAGAGAAGATATAAAACAAATTGATGTTAAATGTTGGTGGAGTGATTTTAATAATAATATGTATCCAATAGTTTTATACGCCGGACAACGATTTGACATTAAATTGGCATTTGTTCCACGAGATTATGTAAAAACGAATAATTAAAATTTAATTTAATTATAATTAGTATTTTATTTTTATCTATAAATTATATATATAATAATGTCTCAGGCAGTTCCCGTTCCCCTTCATAAAGTTCTTGTGGTTGATCCCCTATGCGACCAATCAACCGAGGCAATTTTTGCCGTTGAAAAATCCGCATCAATCCAGAACTATTATAACATTTCATCTACAAATAAAAGTTCGAATTCTATTTCTTGGACTGTAAATTGTAATAGTGAAAATACAATTACTGACCGTGTATGGTTATTAGATATTAGAGCAAAACTGACAATTCCGTGGAATGCTAAACCAGAAGCAAACGCTATATGTCTTAGACCCAACGCACTTTCGCTATGTGCTACTTCTATCGTTCTACAACAGGGCAATTCTTCAACATCTATACAATCATCTCAAATCGCAAGTGCCTTACAAAGATATGGATTTTATGACAAATATTTGAATTATAGTGAGGCAAACCCCGATTTAGATATGTCGACTCCATATGTTGCGAATACTGCTCCGTTTACACCCCCGAGCGTTATTGTTGGTGGCAAGTATCAGGGACGACAAGCAACATCGTATATTGAAACTGCCGTATGGGCCGCCACAACTCTAACCCTTGGTGTTCGATTTTTAGAACCTGTTTTAATTCCTCCTCTCCTTTCTGGATTAGAACAACGAAAAGAAGGTCTCCGTAGAATAGCACAATATCAATTAACATACAATTTTGGAAATTTTTCTCGTGCTATTTCTGCAGTAATGACTAATACGGCTTATGTTAATGGCCCAGTTTCGGTTCTATTTGATGGGGAATGTAATTTGTCATTGCTTCAAGCGATCCCATCCCCTCTCGACGTTGGGCGAACTCTGAGCGTTCAAAGTCTGCCATATGACGAATTTGTGTCATTCTCATCTACCGAACAACCAATGACAATGTCAGCAGATAACGCAATCGCCGGGCCAGCAGTTCGCTTTTCATCCTCTGTCATTCAAGTTTCCAGAATTCCCGAAGCCATTTACGTATTTTGTCGTCCAACTGATACGTTTATGAATTCATCCCCTCACGTTACCGACACTTTTGCCCGATACGTTCAAAATTCATTGAGTGTAAATTTTAATGGTGTCAATCAATTCCAGAATGCCAGTGATTTGAGCGTGTATCGTCTATGCCGTCAAAATGGATGTAATATTCCTTGGTCTCAATTTAATTGTTCCGGTGTTGATAGTGTGGCATATAATGCCGACGGTGCTATTAGTTATAATAGTGGTGTTGGTGCTGTCATTTGTCTTAAACTTTCAAAGGATATAACATTAGACAGTTCCCTTGCGCCCTCATGTAATACCAAATGTAATGTTCAAATTGAATGTTCTTTTCAAAATCCAATTTCTAGAATTGACGCTCCCAATTCTGATCGTAATCCTTATAGAGTTGATAGTATCCCTTTTAATATGTTTGTTGTCATTCATTATTCAGGAGTTCAAGAAACTTACGCGTCAAATACCGTTGCCACTACTATCGGCGCTTTGAGTGTTGATGATGTTTTAACTGCGGTTAAACGTAATGAACGCGTCCAATATGATGTTATTAATGATGAGGTATTTGGTGGTGCTTCATTTTTAGACAAAGTAAAGAAATTTCTAAAAGAGGGTAAATTAACAAACGCACTCAAACAACTCAAACAATATTTTAGTCATCCATTGACAAAAGAAATCGGCAAAACAGCCAAAGACTTTTTACGTGGTCGCGATGAAGACGGCAAATCGCAAGCCGCAGATTTGATTGAAGAAATCGGTTTAGGACAACTTGGGGGCGGAATGTCAGGTGGTCGCAGAATGACTAAGGCAATGCTTAAACAACATCTATTACGCTAAATAATTTTTTGAAATATTTATTATTATTTGAATAAAATAATAATAAAATTAATAATAATATTTTTGTTGTCTTTTAACTTTTTTTCTTTTTGGTTTTTTGATGCCCCATCCTGCAAAGTCATCTACATCATTATCCTCATTTTTAGTTTCTACGTTTCTGCTTAATGCTTGAAATTTTTTATTTGCTTTAATTAAGTCATTAAATGTTTGTGGTTGTTTCTTTACTTCTTTCTCAATAATTTTTATCTCTCTTTTTGTTAGTTTTGGTTTTGATTTTAATTCATCTAAAAACGATTTCTCAACTTTTAATTCAGGTTTTTTTACTGGTTTCAATTTTGTCCCTTGTCTTATGCTTTCTAAAAATTTGTCATTTTGATTTGTTGTTGGTTCTGGTTTTTGATAAATAACACTTCCGGGACTTGGTTTTGGTATCAATTCTTTTTGTGGTGGCAATGGTGGAGCAGGAGGTATAAATGATGGTAATGGTGGAGCAGGAGGTATAAATGATGGTAATGGTGGAGCAGGAGGTATAAATGATGGTAATGGTGGAGCAGGTGGAATAAATGGTTTTGGTGCTGGTGCTAATTGTTCATTTTTTATGATATCTTTTATATCATCAATAGTTTGTTCGGTTTTTGTTTCACGAGAATTTAGAAGTTCATTTACTCGTGAAAATTCATCCTTTGCCATAGTATTCGCTTTTTCAATTGTGTCAGGTGTTATTTTTTGTGGTTTATGTGGTCTATTCCCGAATACTAAGTAGTCCATAAAGTCTTGTGGCTTGTCTAATGGTTTTTTCGCAAAGTTTCTTAGTTCATTAAATATCCAAGACATAATATATATATAATGATTTTATAATAAATAATTATGAATTTCTAATATATATATATGTCAATTGTGTCGAATAAAAGTGGTTCAACACCAATATTTTATTATAGCAAAGTTGGCGCTACGAGTTTAAATGTCGTTGATAATTCGGTAAATACTATTTATGAATTTCCAAAAGTTGCACCAAGTGAGAACGGACAAGTTATCGCTTTTAATACTGATGGCACAAGTGAATTTGTAGGTAATCCGTTACCAAGTGAAAACGCATTAATAAGAGATGACGCACTAATAACACCTGAAGCAGGAGCCATTATTTTTTCAGATGGTATTAATCCATTTGGGACGATGACAGATAATTCGTTAAATTATGAATTTACTGACAATAAACCTATTTTAAATGTTGGTTATGCTAAAATAATATCGGACAGCAACAATATGCGTTTAGATAGCACTGACTATATTTTAACTGACAAATCAATATATTTACAAGGGCAAGCAGAGACACAAAGACACCTATCAATCGGAAAATATGGAATGAATAATAATGTGAAACAAAGTGTTGATATTACGACAAGTGATTTTATAATCGATAATCAAATAGCATCAAAAACACAATTGAAAGGAGCAAGTGAATACGATTTTGATAATGATGTTAAAATAGGCGATGCTTCAACAACTAAAAAATTATATGTAAATAATGTTGAAATAACACCGAGTAGTTCTGGAGGTGTTTCTGCTGGTATGCTTCGTGCTTTAAATATCAATCAAATCGTTCCAACAGTAGCGCAAACATATAATGTTGTTTGGTCTAGTTTATCACCTGCTGAACAAGCAATATGGGCTGGTGGATCTGAACCACCCGTGGCAAGTGCTACTGGAAATTTTTGGAACTTTACTAAATTAATACCAGGGACTCAGAAAATTAATTGGATGCCCCCTATTGATTTAAGCAGTTTAACCTTTCAAGATATACAAAGCGTTTGCGCCATTGTTCGTTTTAATAACGCAACAAGTATTTCAACAGAGGGAGCATTATGGTTTCAAATTCAAACCCAGAATGTAGTTCCAGACCCTCCTTTATATCGTACTAGATGGAATTTTAGCAATAGCGCTACTCCTATTAACCAATTTCAATATTTTTATAAAATTCACGCTTTAGATACTATAACCTTAACAACCGCCGCGAACCTTGGTAAGGGTCAAGAAATTGGGCAACAAAAATTTAAAGGAAACCCTTGTGATGTTGAACCATCATTATGGAACGTAGGTTTAAATAAATTAGTTTTATCACCTTCCGGAGACATAGGAACAGCCGGTTTCACACTTGCCCCCGTTCAATCAATAGCATTAAATACAGCGTCAAATCTATCAAGTTATAATTTCGATGTAAGCGCTATAATAATAAATAATTATAGATGGAATTTATTATATGCTTAATAATAATGGAATATACAACCAAACAAATTATTGATTTTACAAAATACATAAATGGAAAATATAATATTTTTAGAACATATCAAAAAACATTAATCGACTTAACAAAAAATTATGACGGGTTGAAATTTATTAAAGCAAATATCTAATCATTGAAATATATTTATAATAACCTAATCCAACAATTATTAAGGGTTGAATATCTTTAACCGTAATTATTAAACTTTTAATATGATTTGAAATTTTATAATCCCTATCAATTTGGCAAGCAGTATTCAATAATTCATTCAACATTTATAATTATCACACATAATTTTTATGATTAGTTTTATTATATGTGATAAGTATTATTAATGTCTAATTAAATAATTTGTATCCCTGATTTTGAAGTTGTATTAAATATTATATCATATTGGGGATACAATTATGCTGAATTGAGTTCTAATGATAATTGGTTTTTCTTTTCTAAACACATGATCGTCTTCCGGTGATGTGATTTGTGATTTCTTGGATAAATTTTATTACAATAAATACATTCTATTCTTTCGTCTGCTTGTCGTCTTATTTTGGTTCTCATTTCTCGTCTATATTCACACTTTGTTCTGGATGGCATATTTTTATTAAACATTGGGTTATGATTAATAATAAACGTTTTCTCTTTTTGTCTTAATTCTACAATATCATTGAATTGAGATGTATGTAAAACTTCAAATTTAAAGTTATTAATACCAATTGAACGAATATAAATATATAATGGTTTCAAAGAATTCAAAGACTTATATTTATGTTCTCTAAATCGTTTATTAATATTTCTTGTTGTTGAACCAATATAAACAATGATATTATTATTATCAGTAATTTTATAAACTGAACCACCAATCATTTATATTTATTATATATATTTAAATTAGTTATTGAAAATTCATAAATAAAAATATACAAAAAATATATTATATATAATTATGTCATTACTAAACGAAAATATTGAAATGTTTTATAATAAAAGAATGATGGACGATGTAATAGCAGATTTAGCGTTAATATTTTATGTCTATAACAAAAATAAAAAGGTCATAAATATTCTAACTGGTTATCGAAAAAGACGACCATTTAGAAACATTTATATGAGTGATGATGATAATGAAGATAAAATACAAAATATGATATTTTAGGTTTCAAATTCTATGAAATCCTCTAATTTTATACGTTCTCGTAAAAGTGAGGTATTTTCAGCATCAGTTAATAAATCATCTTTTAACAATTTATTAATTTCTCGTACTCTATTATTCATCTCGTTAATACTTTTATATCCTCTCATTACTTTCTCTTGTATTTCTTGATTTTTTATTGGTTTAGGTTGTGTTTTAGGTTGTGTTTTAGGTTGTGTTTTAGGTTGTGATTTAGATTTAGTTGTTTTAGATTGTTGTAAATTATTTGTTAATTGTAAATACAAACATAATAATTCTGGTTTTCTGAGTTTGCTAACCGCTATAGATTTATCCAAATCTTTGACAAGTTTATTAAGTTCCCCCTTTTTCAGTTTAAATAATCCATCAAAACAACTCATATATTATATATTATATATTTATAAAATTAATATCACCAAAGATAATAATATGAAAAATAAGATGGACTATAATAACCATCTTTTAAATTATGCCTATGCCTTAAACGATAAGCACGTCTACGCTTGCTGTCCCCATGTATTTTGTCAGGATATAAATTCAATCCCGTTATATCTCTATAATTTCCAAACCTAACATCACCGAAGGAAACATATTTTAATTTATCAGTATTTATATTGTGTAATACCGCGTCATATTTCTTAAATTTCTTTTTAGATTTTCTAAATCCCCATAATTCATAATCATTCATCGACAAATATGTCATCTTTATATTAGATTTATATAATTTTTATTAAAAAGTATCAATAGAGACGACTAAAAATTAATTTTTAATATAATTATACACTTTATTAATATAAATTTTATGTAAATCTAATATATAAGAATGGATTTGGATGAGATTAAGAAAAGATTTCAAACGAAAAGGGATGATTTATCGAGTTTTACAATCAACATATATATATCGTGTATTAAAAAGATACTTGAATTAATGAATACTGATGATATAAACATTATTTTAAATAATCCGGATGAAGTTATAAAGACAATAGAGAAGCATTATAATAATTTTAATTCGAGAAAAACAAAACTGGGGGCATTATTGAGTTATTTGAATTTATTAAAGAGAACGAAGGCACTTGAAAATATTAAAAGTAAATACTTATCAAAAGTTGAAGAATATAATAACGCTATCAAAAATAAATTACAATCTCACGAGAAAAATGAAAAGGAAATGGAGAGCATACCAACGAAAGAAGATTATGAACAATTAGAAACAAAATTATTTGATGCGTTGCCAAAAAAATATAATGATATTAATGATTATTTCAAAATTCGAGATTATGTTATTTTTAAATTGTATCAGGCATTACCAAGCAGATTGGATTTTGCTGATACTAAGTTAATATTTAGTAATGATAATATGGATAATGAAGACGACAATTATTTAGTATTAGATAAGAAGAATAAGACAATCAAATATCATTTGAATAATTACAAAACATCGAAAGTATATGGCAAAAAGATTTTAAATATTGATAGCAATTTATACAATTTATTAGTTGAATATAAAAAGGTTCTAAATAAATTTAGTAATAGTAATTATTTATTTCTTAATCAAACAGGGAGAAAATTAACAAGAAATTATTTGTCAAAATTATATAAAAAATTAGGAAGTGAAAATATTGGCAAGAATATAACAGTAAGCGGAAATCGTCATAAGGCTGTGAGTGACTTAATCCCTATTGAAAAGATGCAGGAATTGAGTTATCGAATGGGTCACGATTTAAATGAAGCAGTTAATGTTTATTCAAAAACATAATTAATTTTTGTATCCCCAATTTGATATAATATATAAATCAACTTCATAATTAGGGATACAAAATAATTAATTAATTAAAATGATTATAATTAATTAGTTAAGAAATTTAATATATATATAATATATAATAATATATGGCATTCAAAGCATTTGACAATTTTAATTATTCAGGCATTTATATGAGTGGATATTTAAATGAAGCAGGAGAATTGAAAAAAAATGTTATTCATCCTAAGAAGGAACTATATGAGAACAAGAAGCATTATTATAAACCTATCCATTTTAGGGGTGAATTAGTTGAACCAAATGGAATACAAATTGACACATCTAATATTACTACAATCGATATTGATAAACCAGAGCAATGTATTATTTTAGATAAACTTAAAAAAGATTGTAAATTTTACATTAAAACTCGAAAAGGTTTTCATTTCTATTTTAATGATTGTAATAAAATAATTCAAAGTCAAAATGGGAAACGCAGAATATTATGTAATGTTGCTGACATCAACTGTAATAAACTTTACTTTTGCCCTAAATATTTGGATGAAGA